TTTTCCCTAGCCATGCTTTCACGGGTAGCCATTACTGGCGCTTGTGGTGCAGCCCCACGTCTTTGTGCAGCAAGAGCTTGGAGACCAGCAAGGCCCTGTGGTGCTGGTTGAGCTGCGGGTGGAGTTTGAGGGGCTTGGATAGCTTGAGCAGGCTGAGGCGGAATACTAATCCCTGGGCCTAACTTTTCAAACTCAGGTTGACGACCCAAAGGGGCGGGACCAATCGGTGCAAACTCAGGTTGACGACTCAAAGGAGCGGGACCAATTGGTACAAGCCCCTCAATATCCCTGCCCTGTGGAACAGGACGGTCTTCAACAGGTAAAGACTCAGCCCCCTGCTCTTCTTCATCGTCATCATCCTCGTCATCTTCATATGACGAAGAGTCCACAGCTTCTTCTGTGCCTTTAGCAAAAGCAACGATGCCACCACCAGCCATGCTAAGAACTTCAGGCTGCATCACACCCGGCTGCGCCGCTGCATTTGCGATACCAGTTGCCTCTGGCTGCATTTCAGGTTGAGGGGCACCCTCCGGTACAGGCATGGGCTGGGCTGCTGCACCCTGCATCATCTGTTGTTGGGCCTGCTGCATCCGCATGTTCTGAAGCGCAGCCAACCCAGCTTGCTGCTCCAGTTGGTCTTTAACAGTGCCAGTGGGTAACTGCTCAGGCTGGTTTTGCTCCAAGCGTTTACGGCGCTGCATTTCACCAAGGGCTAGGTACGGGGGCACCTCTGGGTTCATCCCATTGGCATACCCCATGATTGCCTGCAACGGCAGATCTTTCAGCCGCTCTTGAACTTGGATGAGATTCATATTACGTGCCTCAAATCAACCAGGGGTGCCACCAAGCCCAAGCCCTCTAATAGCTTCCATCAACGACCCAAGCCCACCAACAGTGGATGTGAGCTGCCCTAGCCCACTCATTTGCGCTGGGGTGTTCGTGACGGTGGAAATCGGCAATGTCTGCAACATTGACTGCAGGAACTGCACCTGCTTCTGTGGGTAGTCACGCTGGGCCAAGAATTCGTTGTAGTCGGCAGTGATGCCTTCTTGCTCAATCCCACGTTGCTGTGCACCTGCACCAGACATCATGTCAGCAAGAGTCTTGGCTTGGCCCTGTTCGACATTGAATTGACCCATTGCCCGGTCATAGGCATTGGAGTATCCAGTACCGATTGCCTTGTTCTGCTCTTGCAGCAGATTGCGCTGAGTCTCAGCGTCCATGATGGCCTGACGAGAACCACCGTATCCACCGGCTTGAGCCAGCTTAGCAGCGTTACCCATCTGCGTCATCTGAGATTGGCGACGAAGCTCATCCAACTGAGGCGTCAGCACTGCGCTCAGATACGGGTTCATGTAGTTGGCAGCAATCCCACCCGGCCCAGCCTGCTGACCGGTGACCCCCGTAGAAGTCATGGTGGGTAGTTGGTACGCACCCGTGGAAGAGAAGGACTGCCCAAGTTGGCCGGGGAAAGTCAAGTTACCCAAACCCTGGAACACCTTGGACTGCAGACCAGACTCGCCCGCAGTCATGGGGCCACCGTACACCTGATACGGCTGATCTGAGAGGGCCTGGGCCTTGCCCAGCATCCCAGTTACATACGGGCCAGCCCATTCAGACAGAGTTGAAGAGGACGATCCCCCCGCTGCAGGAAGTGCAGAGGCTGCGGTGCCAGTAGTCATGATTTGTCCTTACGCAAGGAGTTTGTTCAGATGCTTGTCGGCCCCGGATTTGGAGCCACGCCCAGCCTTCTTGCGGGCAGCGTGCACAGCCTTCATGAACGCATACAGTTTACGTGCCCCAGCTTTGCTAGAGCCGTTGCCAATCTCAGAAACTGTGCGTGCGTCCAAGACGAATTCGCCATCAGCTAGCCGAGCGGGTTTTCCAGTCTCTGCAAACTTGGCAGGGATGCTGTCACTCACGCCATCGCCTCTACCGCTTAGGAATCGACCACCAGCAGCAAGAGAAGTGAGGCCCCCAGCGGCACCGCCGCTAACACCAGATTTGGTTGGATCGTCAACAACAGTAGTGCCACCAGTAGTAGTGGTGTCCGTAGCTGCAGGGGCTGGGGCAGGTGCATACGTCATTGGGCTGAAGTACGTAATCCCGCCAGAACCCGGTCGGCGCGGCACTGTTTGGCCTTGAGCGTTGGTGACCGTAGTTGGGATCGGCAGCATCTGCCGAGAAGCCACAAGGCTTGGAATACCACCTTTGTAGCCAGCGTAACCGCCGCCACCGCCACCGAGCACTTTATTCAGTAGCGCTCCCGCTCCTGCTAGCCCTGCGATCTGCCCAGCAGTGCCAAACTGGGACGTACCCGCAAACAGTTTTTGTATGTCTTTCCAAGTGATATTGCTTATGTCTGAGGAAATTTGGTCCCAATACGTGGGGGCAGAAAGTCCAGTTTCAGCGGTTTCGCTCGTGTACTCGGGGTCTTCAACCCACTCCCCTGCAGCGTCATCCCATACAAACATATCAACCCCTTCCAATGATGTTCAGCAGGTCCTCAAAGGACGTTGGCTCTTCAAACTGTGCTGTTGCTTGTGAGTCCTTGACATTCTCCCGCTTTTCGGCTTGCGCAGCAATCTCCTGCCCCTCAATCTGCTCACCCAGGGATCCAGCTTTAGTGACGCTGAGTTCCTTGTACTTCTCCTGCACCAGCTTGCCACCTCTAACCTTCTGCTTCTTTGAGCCGAAGTCTTTGCCGTAATAGAACACCGGGGCGAGTTCTGGTCTGCCCACTGCAGCAGCCATCGCCTGTGCTTGGGGCCAGGAGACTTGTTTACGCGGCGGAGTCGGAGCGGTAGGTGCAGGTCTAGCAATTGGAGTTGGGGCAGTCGGAGTTGGGGCAGTCGGAGTTGGGGCAGTCGGAGTTGGGGCAGTCGGAGTTGGGGTCGGAGTAGGCGTAGGGGTCGGAGTGGGCGTAGGAGTCGGAGTAGGCGTGGGTGTGGGTGTGGGTGTAGGGGTCGGAGTAGGCGTAGGGGCGGGAGTGGGTACTTGAGGAGTCGGAGTTGGGGTCGGAGTGGGCGTAGGAGTCGGAGTAGGGGTCGGAGTGGGCGTAGGAGTCGGAGTAGGGGTCGGAGTAGGGGTCGGAGTAGGCGTGGGTGTGGGTGTAGGAGTCGGAGTAGGCGTGGGTGTGGGTGTAGGAGTCGGAGTTGGGGTCGGAGTTGGGGTCGGAGTTGGGGTCGGAGTAGGCGTGGGCGTAGGAGTGGGCGTAGGAGTGGGCGTAGGGGTCGGAGTAGGCGTAGGGGTCGGAGTAGGCGTAGGGGTCGGAGTAGGCGTAGGGGTCGGAGTTGGGGTGGGCGTGGGCGTAGGCGTAGGCGTAGGGGTCGGAGTCGGAGTCGGAGTCGGAGTCGGAGTAGGCGTAGGAGTTGGGGTGGGCGTAGGTGTAGGAGCCTTAGTCGGAGTTGGGGTCGGAGTGGGCGTAGGAGTCGGAGTCGGAGTTGGGGTGGGCGTAGGCGTAGGTGTGGGTGTGGGCGTGGGTGTGGGCGTGGGTGTAGGAGTTGGGGTGGGCGTAGGTGTAGGAGCCTTAGTCGGAGTTGGGGTCGGAGTGGGCGTAGGAGTCGGAGTGGGCGTAGGAGTCGGAGTCGGAGTTGGGGTGGGCGTAGGAGTGGGCGTAGGCGTAGGTGTGGGTGTGGGCGTGGGTGTGGGTGCAGTCGGAGTTGGGGCAGTAGGCGTGGGTGCAGTCGGAGTTGGGGCAGTAGGCGTGGGTGCAGTCGGAGTTGGGGCAGTAGGCGTGGGTGCAGTCGGAGTTGGGGCAGTGGGCGTGGTTGAAGGAGCAGTTGGAGTTGTCAAACCCAACGCTACGTATTCATTGATGATGTCTTGGGCAGATGCAGTCGGCGTAGCCGAAGGAGCGGTGGGCGTAGCCGAAGGAGCGGTGGGCGTAGCCGAAGGAGCGGTGGGCGTAGCCGAAGGAGCGGTGGGCGTAGCCGAAGTAGACGCTGCTGTAATTGCAGCATTTGCGTCTTGGAAATCCACTCCACCACCGCCAGCTTCAGACCGCAGCGCACTGTAGAGGTCACGAGAAGTGACATAGCTACCTGTCATGATGCCTGCAAGGGCACCGCTACGTACAGCTTGGCCGTAGCCGTCTAGAACATCTGCATAAGTTACTTTGTCCCAACCGCCCTTAATTGCAGCAGTCGTGCCGAGATTGGTTATCCAATCTTCAGTAATCTCTTGCCCAGCTTCTGTAACTCCAGATTTAGCTCCAGCAGATACGCTTGATTTGAGTGCGTTGTACAGCCCCTGAGCCCCACCACCTGCGTAGCCACTAAGCACAGCTTTAGCAAATGGATCACCACCAAATAGCAAAGTGCTGCCAGAAGTGGCAAGAGCTGCAACACCAAGTGCCTCAGAGCCGCGTGCGTTTGCAAGTCGTTGGAGCTGCTCTCCGGTCATCTGACCGTTCTTTACTTGGTCTCCATACTTGGCGATAGTGGCATCGTAGGCTTGTGCACGGGCGTTGCCCGAGTTTTCCATGATGTCAATTACGGCATCGGCAGTAAGCCCTGTTCGCAGCGCCATGTTTTTAGCTGCACCAAGCAGCTCAGCGCCCTTCATGGCAGCGCCACCAACAAGGAATGTTGGGAGTTCTTCTACGAACTCTTTAACTAGGGTATACCCTGTAGCTGCGGGGTACTTAGCAATACCTCCTATACCTGCAACGGTTTTATCCCACCAAGTGTTTGCATTCTTTAGGTCAGTCTCCCATGAAGCAAGCCCCTGCTTAACACTGTCAGGCACGTACCCTTGGGCAACTGCACTAGCTTCGCGCAGAGATCTGCTGAACGGATTGTTTCTATCTGCCTGGAAGAACCACTCACCAAAGTTGGCAACAGAATTACCAAAGCTAGACAAGCCGTCTACAAGGAGTGTGGTGGGCAGTTCAAGTGGTGTACCGTTTACAGTACCGAGCACTTCCTTTGCTGCTGTACCAACAGCAGTAGGCTCAAACTTGCCAGTGGTCGTTATTACTTGGGAGGTGGCGTAGGGCACGCCGTTTGAGTCATAGGCAACTTCACCACCGTACCCACTTAGCGGGCGATAGCCCCCCTCTGCAACTTTGTACTTATCAGTCCCCAGAATGAGTTCATTGTTACTGCGGTTTTCTGCCCCAGACAACTCAGTGATCTTGCTAGAAATCGGGTGCTCTTGCCCGCCAGTAGCCTTCCACCTTTCAAGAGCAGCGGGCAGGCTTGCAGCATCCCCAGCGAGTATGTAACTCGCCATCCAGTTCAAAGTGAACGGATCTAGCTTCGATGTGTCAACACCGCTACCCGCAGCCTGCAATGCACGGGCTTGGTTTTCATGAGCTACGGATGTGTCTGTGTTCAGTTTCTGCCCAACGGAGTACGTTGGTGCAGTGCCCGTATCAAACCCTAATGCTTCAGCTTGTTCCCTATCGGTGAGGGTAGTTGACGTAGGTGCAGTTGGGACTGGAGCAGTTGGAGCCGGAGCAATTGGTGTGGGGGCGACTGGGGCCGTTGGAGTCGGAGCAGTCGGCGTGGGAGCAGTTGGGACTGGAGCAGTTGGGACTAAGGCAGTTGGGACTGGAGCAGTCGGCGTGGGAGCGGTTGGTGCAGTGCCATAAAGGTTCTGCAGTCGTGCGGTCTCATCCCCAGTGTCTGTGGTGCTGTAGTACTGTGACTGACGCGCTTGGAACTTGTCCATCTCAGAGCCAAAGCTCTGCATGGCCGACATGATTGCGGTGGGGTTGCCTGACTCGATAGCCGTGACAAGTCGAGCCGCTTGGGAAGCAAGCTGCAAATCGGGGTTGTTTGCCAATACACCCGCGCCAGACAAAACCTTTGACAGGTCTCCAGATGCCGCGCCTTGAGCAATGTTTACAGCAGCGTTGATCTGTGTTGGGGAGAGACCTGTGAGGTTGGAGACCCCTGTAGTAACCCCTGCTGTTGTTCCGCCAGTCAGAGCACTGGTCAGTACGTTGCCAAAGTCTCCGGTAACAAGTGCCGTAGGTAGAGCGCCAGCCGCGCTTGTAATGGCCCCTTGAGCGGCTTTTCCAAGTATGTCTCCTGCATTACCCCCAACTTGGTTTGCAATTTCAGCACCAGCGGTTTGAGCAAACTGACCTACAGCGTTAATTGCATACTGGCCCAGCCCACTGAGAGCAGCGGACTTGAGTGCATCCTCAAGACTTCCACCTCGGGCTACTGTAAACGCCGCGTTGATAGCCGCATTGCCGATTGCTGTGGCAGTTGCGCCAGTTGCCCCAAGTGCAGTGCCAATACTCCCCGCTAACCCCGGAGCGATAAGCCCCGCGCCGATAGCCAGTGCAACATTACGTATTTTAGCCGCGTCGCTGCTAGACCCCCATACAGGGATTAAGCGCCCATCTTGGGTAGCGACAAGGCTTACGTTTCCTTTACCTTCAGCAGTCCAAGATGCCTGGGCACCGGGATCAAATTTGGCTTGACTGAGATCTGTAATGCCTTGATCTACTAGTCTTTGAGCAAAATCTCTAGCAACAACAGCAAGGGGCCTACCACCTATTTCTGCCTGGGGCGTACCAGCACTACCAATACCTACGTTTTCACCAAGCCCCTGCCATCCAGCAAGCAGTTGCGTTGCAATATCGCCAGTTATCTTATTTTTGTAAGCGTCTTTTGCTGAAGTAGCCGCTTCGTCATATTGTTGCTTAACCCACTCGTCGTAGTTATATGGGACTTCTTTAATCTGTTGCGAGAGACTGAATCGATCCCCAGAAGTATACGAAACAGGCATCTCTCGCTGAAGTTCATACGCGTTGAGTTCGTTTTGCCAGCGGTCTTCGCTTATTTCTGGGGCAGAGTAAAACGGCTGCGCTGCACCAAGCGTAGATGGATCGAATTTATATGTCGGAGCGACAGGAGTTGGAGCGACCGGAGTTGGAGCGACCGGAGTTGGAGCGACCGGAGCTGGAGCAATCGGAGCTGGAGCAATCGGAGCTGGTGCAATCGGAGCTGGAGCAATCGGAGCTGGAGCAGGCTTGCCTACCGTATACCCACGATTTCTCATCCAATCAATGTCTTCTTGTGTTTCTCCAGAAGCAAGGAGTTGCTCAGGCGTGATCCCCTGCTGATTGAAGTACGCAATCTTTTCTTCAGGTTCGTCGTAATCCCCATCTTTTACCCCCCAACCCGCTGGTAGAGTTAACCCAATTCTTGCCGCTTGCTCTTGCGCGGTAAGCGGTGCTGTCGGTGCAGCCGTGGGGGCAATCGGAGCTGGAGCAATCGGAGCTGGAGTAACTGGAGTTGGGGCTCTAACGGGCGTGGGGGCTACAGCGACTGGGACTGGAGCAATCGGGGGCGGAGCAATCGGAGCTGGGGCAACTGGAGTAAGGGAAGATATCCTTACAAACCTACCATCTATAACAGTTTCTCCCCAAGCTGCCATAGCCTCCGTATCCTGGGAGTTCCACCAACGCCCGTTGTACCAAGCGTATGAACCATCTCCATAAGAGCCCGTAGCATCAGGATTGCTAGGAGGGGTTGTAGACCAATCAGTAAAAACAGAAGGGGTAGGTGCAATAGGAGCCGGAGCGACTGGAGCCGGAGCGACTGGAGTCGGGGCAATCGGAGCCGGAGTAACTGGAGTTGGGGCTCTAACGGGCGTGGGGGCTATAACGGGCGTGGGGGCTACAGCAACTGGGACTGGGGCAATTGGAGCCGGAGCAACTGGAGTAGGTGCTCTTACAGGTGTGGGAGCTACAGCGACTGGGACTGGGGCAATTGGAGCCGGAGTGGGGGGTGGTGGAATGTAGTCTTCTAAATCAGCATCAGTAGCTAGTTGAGTGTATGTTTGCCGCCAAGTCGGAGCTGGAGCAATCGGAGCCGGAGCAATCGGAGCTGGAGCAATCGGAGCTGGAGCAATCGGAGCCGGAGCAATCGGAGCTGGAGCAATCGGAGCCGGAGCAATCGGAGCCGGAGCAACTGGAGCCGGAGCAATCGGAGCCGGAGCAACTGGAGCCGGAGCAATCGGAGCCGGAGCAACTGGAGCCGGAGCAGGGGGTGGCGGGATGTACTCCTCTACGTAGTTGTCATAGAGGGTTTCATACGGTTCGTAATACGATTCCGATAGTAGTGTTCTGTACGGGGTTTGCTGAATTGTTGGGGCCGGAGCAATAGGAGCCGGAGCAATTGGGGCAGGAGCAATTGGGGCAGGAGTGTAGTCCCCTACATATCCTTGGCTGAGCATCCAATCGATATCGCCCTGGGACACTGCTCCTGTAGCAAGCAGCTCGTCAGAACCTACCTGATTGGTGTTGAACCAGTTAATCTTCTTGTATGGGTCGTAGGTGCCCCAGTCCGAAGGCAGCAGCGAAAAAAGGTCACGCTCGGCCATATCAACCCGTCAAGTCCCAGAAGGTCAGAGAGCCCACGGCATCGCCTGTGGTTGCGCCCGACACAGTTCTGATTTGGATGGTGTAAATGTCGCTGACTCCGGCAAGCGATGAGCCAAGCTGCAAGTCCCAGTTATACCCTGAGGGATCTGCAAGTGGGTTTGTACCACCGCTGCCGCTGGAAGTCACGTAGTCTGTCTGAACAATCGTCCCACCTGTGACTGCTGTGGCCGAGGTATCCATCTCGACGTTGTTTGAAGTCGTAGCACCCCAGGACGCGCCTGTCAGCGTGGCATTCTTTACTAGGGCCACCTCGTAACTTTGCGAGGTTGTCGGCAATACCTGAATTCGCTGCGGCAGTACCACTGCCCCAAGCCGTGTGGACTTGAGTCGAATGGAGACCAATGGCAAGAACGTAGAGCCGATTGTGCCAAGCACTGCAGTGCGCCGCGCCACATGCCCAAACGAATACTGCTCATACCCACCCTCAGAAACCACCGAGGAGCAGATCTGCTTGAGCGTACCAGCTACAGCAACGGACGAAACAATCTCATAGCGCACTGGCAAGATGGCCGTGCTCATGTACACCGTCGTGATGTCGTTGGCATTTTCAAAAGTGTGGCAGACAATGTACTCGCCATTGATGATGAAGCCGCACCGAACAGATCCGACGCCCAGCCATTCAAAGTCCATCCACAGGATCTGGGCCTTGGCGGGATCTAGGGTGTACCCTGATGCTCCAGTGCCATCGAGCTTGTCGCCATTCCAGTTTGCTTGGTTGACTGTGCGGACATCACTGGGTGTACCGGGGGTGGGGATGGAGTTAGACCGTAGGACGAACGAGTAAACACCGTCTACCTTCTGGAAGAACACACCGTTTTGCGTGTTGTAGTAGCCCACACGCTGGGTCAGCCCCGTGTTCAAACTAGCGTCCATCGTGAACGTAGCAAGCACCAACAGACCCTTACCCGGCTGGTAAGGAAAAACCCGATATGTCTGCTTGATCACCGAACCGACACCACCAGCGGTGACGGACATATTGACGGAGGCTTCATTAGTTACGTATGTAGCACTGCCCGTCCCGGTGGTGGTTGTATCAAACTGAGCATCTGCTTCGTAGCGTTGCTGGGAATCAAAGAGTGTGTAGGGGGCACTGATACGCAACCGCCCAAAAGCATCGACGTTGGTGCCACCGATGGAGATTGGCACTGGGCTATTGGTAGTTGCCACGATTTGCCCTAACAATTGATCGAGCTGATTAAAGTACAGGCGTAAGATGTTTATCAAATTCTCAAAATACGCCCGATCATATTCTCCTGTCGGCTTTGGCAAAGCAGGAGCAACAAACCTCTTAATAATCGTGGCCCATATAGTCATGACTTACGCCCATCTGGCCGAATATCCAGGCGACATGCTCCAAGTTGCCACTGCACTCCCAGTGCATCTGAGGATATTTTGATTGACATCTGCCTACCACGAACCCGGATGTTTACTTGCTGTGTAAACTGTTCAATAGGTACGGTTGCAACGCGGGCTATTGCAGCGTTATCAGTCCCCCCAACAGACGCTGGGGAGTTGTACCCAGAACCAGAATTTTGGAGGGGCAATAATGTGAGCGTGGCACTGGGGTTCAAAGCTGAAGACCCCCGGAAAGTAATGTCTGGCAACACTCGCCACACAAAACCAAAACGATCTCCGTCGTCAATATCAAATTCAGAAGACGTGATGTACGACACTATGGGGACAGGAGTCCCCGCCAAACTATCGTCTACACCAAACTCATGGTAAACAAGTCGGTTGCTTGAGGCTGCAATAGGGTAGTCACTTGTCACGTTTGCATCTACCCAGGCATTACGGTTCATAGTCCCATAGTACCAAGCCTTCTCAGCGTAGTTGTAAATTACATACTTGTCTATTTCTGTACTGCTTGCAGAGCAGTAGAACCACCAGATTTCATTAAATTGCTCCACTGTGGAAGCAAAAATCTGCTGGTTTTGGTTGTAGTTAAAGTCGCTAAAAATGTATTGACGAACATCGCATTCCAGCGTGTTTACACGCCCGTCGTACATATAAAACTTCTCTTGCCCCATCCAATAGGTTACACCTGCTGCAACCGCCCAGGCACGGTCACTGAAGATAGAGACATTGTCCGTAAGAAGTTGTGACCCCCAAACAATTGGGGGGCCGAGGTACTGCAACGAGTACAAGGAAGTGTCTGTCCAGACTAGGATTTCTTGGCGAACCTGTCCGACTGCAACGATCTCAGATCCGTGGGATAAGCGCAAACTACCCGCTTGGTTGGTTGCTGCAGGTGCCCAGTTAACCGCACTTTCTTGGTCTGTCCAGCGGATCAACATCGGATCTTGTGCAGAAGATCCGTAATCATTGCAACCAAACGCTAACACAAAACGAGAAGCGTCCGACACCAACATGTGGTTTTGTATCACCGGAACATCTGTGGCTCCAGACAAAGAGCTGAGTGAAACGCCGCGATTAAGCAGCCCACTTGAAGCATCCCAATAATACAAACCCCCACCAATTGGACCAAAAATAAGGTCTTCGCCAAAGTTTTGGTGGTTCCATACACGGAATTCTTTTATGTTAGTACTGCCAGACCCCCAAGTACCACCCCCCCAAGTCCCTGTACCCCAACCGGAAAGCGGGTACTGTATGTCCCCTCCAGTGTTTACTTGGTAATCGGCAGTAACGGTGCCACCACCACCGGGGGGGTTAAGAACCGTAGCCCCTGCGTTACTGCCAGCGTTGATCGTGTAAGTATTGTCGTCAATAACAGTAATTACATACTCACCAGAAATAGTGAGCCCTCCAACGGTAGAAGCACCCGTATACGTAACGTAGTCCCCGGATAAAGCACCGTGGGTCAAATCTGTAACTGTAACTGTGGGGGATCCTGACGTGGTTGCAAAAGGGTTGGTAAGAACAACAGTCCTACGAATGGGAGTAATGTCGTAGTAGACATTCCCAAAAGCAATGTAGTACTTTAAGTTTGTACCTACACCCAGCAACCCTGAGTAGGAAAATGTAGACCACGGCCACAAGGCACGGCAAATGCCAAGGTAGGTGTTTGTAGAGTACGGCTGCCACCCACCAATTTTTTCCGGCGTGCCCTGACGAAAACGAATTTTGTCCCCGTCATACCAACCGCCTTCGTTGGTATACCGTGTGTTCTCCCGGTTGATACCGGGCTTTGGCAGGATTTTTTTGAGTGCCATAGTTACCCCAGCAGCGCCGCCTCTGCGGCTCTACGCTTGACCAGACCGGGCAGTACACGCCCGCCACCGCGCACCCACAGATCCAACTGTTCTTTGGCCCCTTCCCAGTCCAGCGCACGTAGTTTGCGCCGTAAGGTGGAAGTCTGCAGTCTACCGGACCCAAGGTTGTACGTGAAGTCAGCGATGGCACAGAATTGCCGCCACTGTCCGTTTTGTACGCTCCACGCAAAGAGTTCAGGACATTGACGGATTACCGCAGGTGCACAGACTCGGCGTAGTTCATCCATTAGCCAAGCGTCGGCAATATCTCGTGTGATAGGTGGGTGCTCCATCGTGACCTTGGAGCCGTCAGGCTTGTAGACCGTCCCCCAACCAATTGTGGGGTAGCCAGCGGGGCAGATGTACGGGTAGATGAGCCCGTCTGCACCTACACGATGTAAGCCTTCAAACTGCTTACAAAGCGCTACGGCTACGTCGAGATTCACGCAAGCCCTCGTTGCTTCAAAGTTCTATCCAAGAACCAGAAATTTATGGTCCCGGCCACTAACGCCGCGAAGTCGGGGGTCATCATGGTTTTGAACACTTGCTCAGGCTCAGCACCAGACAGCCAAGCATTCCATGCAAACCAAACATGGACAAATGACCACAGAAACAAGATCCAGTAGGTAACCACCGGACGGACTGAAGCAGAAAGGCTGGCGACCCAGCCCCCTGCAGCTTTGACCATTTCAGTCTGCTGATCAAGCGCAGACTTGAAAGCATCCAATACGCCGACATCCACGGCCATGCCATGCTGAGCACCAATCTCCTGCAACTTCTGCGCACCGCGCATCTGCTCCAGTTGGCACTGCTGCTCAAACATTTTGAGTTCATGCAGGCGCTCGTTTTTGCGGTCCAAGAACTTCAGGACTTCCGGGGCAAGGCGGAACAAGCCACCAAGAAGGGAGCCGAGGACACCGCCACCAATGAGATCAATCATGCTGAATCCTCAGAAAAACGCCAGCAAGTTGCCTTGGCTACTTGGGAAGTTGAACGTCCAGTTCACGTTGTTGCCTGCGTTTGTTGAGTTGACTGCGTAGAACGTGTTTGTTGGGGACGCGTTTGAATCCTTAACAGATACAAAATTTGAAACAGTCAAACCACCACCAGCTTTGGTCAAGTTAAACCTGCTACCTGCAGATGCGCTAATAATGGTAATGATATTACCCGCCGTGCCGTTTACACTCCAATTTGTAACTGTTGTAGTCTGCCCATTCGTAAACCGCAATGTATAAGCGTTGGATTTAGTACTGGAGATAGTATTAAACGTGTTGTTGCCGGTAATTGCAACTGTCGAAGCACCAGTGGAGCCACTTACCAAAAACCTGTAATACGTTTGCCCATCCCCGGAAAAAGTATACGTTGACGCTGCGGATGCAGCTATTTCAACCGTAGATGTTTCTGAAAAAAGAGCCGAAGTACCGCTTGCGATATAACTCCACGCAGAAGTTCCAGTGGCTCTCCATGTTCCAGACCCCATGTAAATAGTTAAATTTGGGGAGGAGATGTATCCAGTTGTAATGTTTTGAACAGAAAACGTATTAGAAGTAATGTTATAACCATTAGCTTCAAATAATCCACCATAAATATATACATCTGTTTGAACGGATAAATCCGCGCTCAGTTTATAGTTACCAGAAAAAATTGCAGTGTACAACTGCTTTCCGGCGGTGTTTACGGTATTAGCTCCATCCCCCAAAAAATATAATCCTTTGCTGTTATTATTAAACGTCAAAGCCGAGCTTAGTGTGAAACTCTTATATACTTCAATATCTACCCCAAGGGAGATCACGCGAGCGCCTAGAGCCCCTGCGTTCAAAGTACCGATACGGGGCATGTTAAATATATATGTGCCAGCCCCAGTATTAGCATCAAACACAGCGGTGTCTTGCGGTAGGGGGACTGACGCGCCTACCGCGCCCCCAGAAGTAGCCGACCAGACAGAGGTGTTGGAAAAATTGCCCGCAGCCACTGCATATCGAGTTACGGCTGTAGGGAATGTAATGTCAGAGTTATTACCAAGATCCCCTACACGCTGCCCAGATAGCGCCCACGGAACCGCCGCACCGTTGGCATTGATATCACGAAAGTCCGTGTCTTGAATAGACACCGCAGCCGCAGTAATTACTCTTTGCGTACCCCGAATGTTGCTGTAAATAATGTTACGGTCTTGAACACTTGTGCCATTGCTTGTGAAAGTGCCGGATACAGTTATATTTGCAGACAGCCCAACCTGTGTATATGCCGCGCTTGGTACTATGGAGAAATTATTAAATGTGGTTGCAGCAGCCAATTGGACAAAGGGTATACTACTACTGTTGACCGTCACGTTGTACAGCGTATGTGGTCCACCCGAGAGTATTTGCAAGACGCCAGCTGTTATTGACGATGTGCCAGCGTTTATAGTGCCACCCGATATAGTCAAAATAAAGATACACGTTATTGAGGAGGATCCCAATACTGTAGTGCCGCCGGTGCAGGCAAACGAATCGCAGGATATGTTGTAGTTGTTTGTGGTGAATGTTCCGTTGTTTATTTCTATTGGTGCAGTATTGGTTAAGGCATCTTGAAGCGTCCAACCACCGCCAGAACCAATAAATATTAGCGCGGAAGCAGCAACACTTTTACCATTTGTGGTGATTGTCTTTCCAGAAGTGGTGGCGGCAAACACCAGACTGCTTCTTGCAGACCATGTCATGCCAGCAGATACAACCAAGTTACCGTATATGTATATTTCCGGCGTGTTTGAAACACTAAAGATTGTGCCGGTGAAGCCGGTAAAGTTTAAGTTATTGCAGTTAGCGTTGACTGTTGCAATCGTTACAGTACCCGCACCTGAATTAGCGTCAAAAAATACGTTGTCGGCTGAAGTAGGCACCGAAGCGCCGCCAGCACCACCGGAAGTGGTGGCCCATTTAGTACCTGCGGTTCCATCCCAGTTGGCGGTACCGCCAACCCAATAACGGTCTGCCATTTAGGTCTCCGAGGCGATGCCAACTACGTCCCAGTACCCAGCATCCGAGTTGTACATGCAGCCGACGTAGATAGTCTTGTTGATCGTGGTGGTTGTAGGCAGCACCGTACCAATCACTCTGTACCCACCCAGCGCAGTTGTCCAAGTAATCGTTCTGGAAATCCCGTTGTCTTTGATGCGCAGAATTAACTTCTGCCCGTTGACAGGTGTACCTGATGGTGCGGCAATCGTGGGGTTGGTCGCTAGCGCAGTGACTGTGTAAACGTCACAAGTATCCGCAGTGGGGGTGATCGTAGTTGCGCTTGCAATCGTGTCAACGCGGGGGTTGACCCGTTTGTTTGTCAGCGTTTCTGTTCCCGCCAGAGTAGCCAACGTACCCGTAGTGGGCAACGTAATAGATGTAGTGTTTGTCGCTGTCAGAGTTACGCTAAAAGCACCGACCGTGGTAAACGCATTGGCAAACGTTGCGTTCCCTCCAAGAGACAACGTAAACCCACCGATAGTAAAACTACTCAGGTTTGTGATAGCGTCTACAACATCGGTGCCATTGCAGTACAGCGCCATCGTTTTACCGTTAGGTACGGTGATCCCTGTACCCGACAGCGTCTTTAACGTCAGTGCGTGACCCCCGGTGACGTTGTTGTAGAGAAAATACAGCTTACTGACTGAAGGGCAGATGACGTTTCTTGCCGCTCCGGGGGAGCCGGTAGCCACAATGAACATCTTTCGGGCTTCGTTTACCGCGCCATCAGTGTTGGTCAGCGTGTAGTTTGTAGCACCGATAGTAATGTTGGCTGTCCCGGCCACCGCATCATCCACTAGCTGCGTAATGCCGGTATTGACGATGTTCCCCCAGGTGCCGGAATTCTCTCCCGTGGCGGGAAGTGTCAATTTTAGGGACGTGGTATAGGTTGACGGCATGATTTACCTTACGCGAAGCGAAGAAGCGCCGTGGTGGCAGTGGGCGCAGGAAGCTGCACTGTGAAGTTTGGACCCGCAACCTTGTCGGCACCGAAGTCCAGAACTGCAATAGCCCGGTCAGCCTTGGAGGTGTTGTAGATCAGCGCCCCTCGGGCCGTGAAACTCACGCTAGTCCAGGCAGGGTTATCAAACGTACAGTAGGCAGTGGTGCCGGAGAGCAGGACTTGCACGTTCGTGAGAATTACGCCCCCTGCGGTATAGCCCGTACCAGAGACCTCGCCCGTGGCCGTGTAGACCGTGGTGTCAGCACCAAGAGAAGCGGCGCTCGTATAGAGCGCCATCTTCAGGACATCGGTATCCAGATCATGAATACCCAGCCATGACTCCTGTTTGAACGAAGAGCATAGCGTTTGCACCAAGGCCATTTAGATCACCTGTGTTCTCACTTGACCCGTCCGGTAAGCGTCGGTTCTATTTTTCCCATCACCCAAATTCTTTAGCAACGTCAGCGACTGCACGTACTGCTTGTCCACCTCGGCCACAATGTCGGGCTCCTGCTTCATGAACCGAGCAGCCTCGACCAACACCGCGTTGAGCAGTACGGACTCAAAGTTGTCGCCCAGCCATGTGTTGGTGGCCGTGACGATGCTCTCGGGGTAGTAGAAGTAGTTCAGTTCAGCAGACAGCAGCGGCGACAAAGGCGGCGTGGGGCCAAACAAGAACCGTTGCACCAGCGGCGTGGTGGTGCCGTTCAGCGCGTAGTACTTCGGAGTCCCGGTCACTGCAGGGTCAGGGTACGACTCACGGATAAAGTTCACATCCTTGTTCAGGAGGAACTCGTAGCTGCCCGTAGCCAGCACCACCGCAAGACTGTAAGCCGACAAAAAGTCCGTGGGCGCGTTGACGTTCTGCCCCGTCAGAGACAGCGTGGAAGTTTTGCGTAGCGTGGGGAGTTGGACCGCGTTGTAGATGCGCTGCTCTGCCAACTTCGTCATTGTGGCAAAGTCAGTCGCCGAGAACGTGTTCTCGACGTAGTCCTCAACAGCGGTCTTCAACTCGGAGTAGTTCACTTTTTGGACTTCCCGCCAAAAATTTCTAAATTACGCCATCGGCCCACGAGACATGAAGCCCCGCGTAGCAGCACCAGACCCACGCTGCTTGATGCCGGAAGTTTTGGCAGGCGGAGCAGGATGCTTGGAGATGTTGTTCACCACCATGCAGAGATCCCGAGGGTTCTCGGCTTCCTGGGGGTATGCCTGCTTGGCAGGCGGCAGCTTTGTGATCTTGCCCATAGTTCACCCCGTCTTCTGGTTCATGGCGCGGGAAAGATTCTTCCCGTACTTCATGCGGTCGTCAGTGGTCGGACCGCCCTTTTTGAATCCCTTGCTGTGCATGGCCTTCACGTGCTTGCCAACTTCTTCCTTGGCGACCTTGCGCATTGCTTTTTCCATCATCGCTCCTTAAGCGGTAGATACCGCGACTATACCGACTAAACCCTGCCCGACCAAGCTATTCGGCGTCAGGGGCGCATCAAAACCACTGGACCCGCCCACAGGAGCCCAGCCCCACTCAATCACGCGACTGCCTTCACCAATGGTCCCAAGAGCAGTTTGGCCTGAGGCATACCAAGTGTTCGTGTCTGGACGAGGATCACGTATAGCCTGCGGG